TCGGTAGCCATAGCTGCGGGGATACCGCAGATCAACATTAAATAGGCCACCATAATTGCAATTTGAGAAGTTGCATCTTTATTCACACTATCTCCTAGGCTAGAAGGCCAGTTCTTACCCTATGCGACTGTCACCCGCATAAAAGCAATCCGGCCTATGTCTGCCGGATTCGTACTGCAACCCTTTTGTTACGTAGTTAGTGATGGCCCAGATGCCTGAACCATGGATATACCGTAGCAGTAACTACAGGGGGTCAGCAACCAAGAAACCCATGTAGAATATCTTTTTGTCTAACGAGAGGAAAATCACATGACAACTTGGTCAAAACCATGGAATACTGAAGAACCAGTAGCTCCAGCACCAGTAGTAGAGACACCTGTAGTAGAAACACCCGTTGCAGAGCCTGTAGTAGAAGAAACAAAGAAAACTACAAAGAAGACAACTGAAGCGCCTGCAGAATAATGCGCATTGAGCGCATAGTTACGAGACAAGGGCATCCCGTACCTGAGACTGCGCATTCGCCTAAGGGACCATTCCCACCAGAGCTGTTTGATTCTCCTGAGGTAATCTCAGACTATCAACCACAGCCTGATGGTGGTGTAGAGGTTCCTGTTGGCGGAACATCTCAAAATAGTTTTACTGTACAAAGATGGTATCGGTGTAAAATTTGTTTAGAACCTCTACGAGAAGTAGAAGTTATGGGACACGACTGTGAGGTATAAGATTGGCAAATCCAAGAACTGTTGGATCTCTTTATTGGCATACACTGGTATATCCGGTAAAGCCACCAATTTTGTGGGAAAGAGCTGAAACTCAAGAAATAGCCTTACCGTTTAGGGGTGGAGTTGGAGTTTCAATACGACTACCGTTCACTAGACTGGCTTTAGTTGTAGGTAAGTGGAATTCATCGTATGATGAGAGCCAGGCACTAACCAATGCTATTCGTGGTAGATATCTCCCAGACGAAGAAATAAACTGGGACTTTGTTAGATTTGGAGCACAAGATGATCAGCATTAATTTTCGTAAAGAAAAAGTACAGAAAGAAAAGTCTCGTATAGAAAAAAGAGTTGAGACGCTACCCACATCAGACTTAATGCCCTGGACAGAGAACGCCCTATACACAATTGGTCGTAATCTTTCTACTTGGCAAAAAACTAGAGACCTTGCTTCTTTAGAAGAGGCCCGCATAGGTGCAGAAGCTTTGCACGTTATTCTGGAGTCTTTGGTAAAGCGACACTCTAATGGATGATTTTGAGTACGACGAAGAACAATTTGAGGAAATAGACCCCCATGAAGAATTAATTTTAGAAGAAGACGACCTGCTTGAAGAAGATCCGGATGAGTTAGACGAACTGTCTAAAGAGTTTGTAAAAGCCTTAATAAATAAGATTATGGCTTTTATGGAAATGCTAGTGGGTCATAAGCTGCACGCTTATCAAGAACCTCTTGCTAGACGCATTATTGAATCAGTTATTATTAATGACGGTGAAGAAGTAACCGCACTTGCCTCTCGTCAGTCAGGTAAGTCAGAAACTATTGCTAATACCGTTGCAACATTGATGGTTATCCTTCCACGCCTTGCAAAGATGTACCCTGAACTTCTAGGTAAGTTTGGAGATGGTATCTGGGTAGGTATGTTTGCTCCCATCCAATCACAGGTAGAAACCCTGTACGGTAGAACTGTTTCTCGTCTTACAAGTGAAAGAGCCCTAGAAGTTCTTGGAGATCCTGAGATTGACGATATGGCTACAAAAACTCCTGGAGTTGTGCGTAACATCAAGTTAAAGAACTCAGGCTCTACTCTTATGATGATGACAGCTAACCCTCGTGCAAAGATCGAGTCTAAGTCTTTCCACCTAATTATTATTGATGAGTGTCAAGAAGCAGATGACTTTGTTGTGTCTAAGTCAATTTCTCCAATGGGTGCTTACTACAACGCTACTATTGTTAAAACCGGTACCCCTACTACTTCAAAGAATAACTTCTATAGAGCTATTCAATTGAACAAGCGTAGGCAAACAGGACGTTCAGCCAAACAAAACCATTTCCAATGGGATTGGCGGGATGTTGCAAAGTTTAACGATAACTACGAAAAGTTTATTAAAAAGGAGATGTTACGTGTTGGAGAGGATTCAGATGAGTTTCAGATGTCGTACAACTGTAAGTGGCTTTTGGAAAGAGGTATGTTCCTTACCTCAACGATTATGGATGAGCTTGGAGACACGTCTCAAGAACTTGTTAAGAGTTGGCACCGTTCCCCGGTTGTGGTTGGAATTGACCCCGCAAGAAAGATGGACTCTACAGTTGTTACTGTTGTCTGGGTTGATTGGGATAGGCCTGATGAATTTGGTTATTATGACCATCGTGTTCTTAATTGGCTAGAAATTCAAGGCGATGACTGGGAAGAACAATACTTCCAAATAGTTAACTTCTTGGGTAACTATGACGTCCTGGCAATTGGTGTGGACTCTAACGGTGTTGGAGATGCTGTAGCTGGACGTTTAAAAGTTCTTATGCCTAGAGCTGAGGTAGTCCCCATTACCTCAAGTCCTTCGGAACAATCTAAGAGGTGGAAGCACCTACAAGCACTAATCCAACGTCAGATGGTTTCTTGGCCTGCTCACGCAAAAACTCGTCGTTTACGTCTTTGGAAGAAATTTTATCAACAAATGACTGACGCAGAAGTCCAGTACAAGGGGCCAAACTTTTTAGTGGCTGCTCCTGATGAAGCCCACGCCCACGACGACTTTGTGGACTCTCTAGCCATAGCTTGTGCCATGACCCAGGATATGGTGATGCCTACAGTAGAAGTAAGTGCCTCCCCATTTTTTTCTTAATTTAGCATTTAAAAAGCAGTCCTAAGGTAGAGACTTATACCTGAGGACCCTCAATCCCTATGCATAAGGAGTAAACATGGCAGTAGATAACATTGCTCCAACACCTCAGTTCCCTGAGAAGGTTGGCGCAACATACGAACGCAAGATGGCAGGATCAGTACCAGGACAACGCGGACCACTTCGCTTTGAAGAAGGTATTGCAACTGACACAGATGTCCCACAAGATTTTCAATTGGGACTAGATCAAGGATATGACACCCCAGCGGGTCGTCCAAACCACAATGTTAACGTGTTTGAAAAGTATCCAGAAGAAACAATGAAACAACGTGCACATGTCGGTTCAGCCGCATGGCCAGAGGCTCCAGCCTATAACGCAGAGTTTTCCCAAGGTAACTTCGGTGATCATTCACAGGTTGTTATTGAAGAGGTAATCCGCTCAGGTGGACGCCAGCAACGTATGAACCCTGCTCAAGTAGCAGATTAAATATAGTAGACTGTAGAAGCTTCCAACCCCGCACCCCTTCTCCGGGGTTGGAAGTTTTTACTTAGATATATTCTAAGTAAGAGTTAGAGAAGAAAACAAAGGGGTTTAAAAAATTAAGATGGGGAGTTGTGAGTAATGGCCGGTGGCATTGATTTTTCACCTCCCAGTTATAGAGCTGCGTCTTCCGACTTAACAATCTCTATTTCTCCTCTTGGTTTAGTAGAACTTGCTGATGAAGAATTTGAAGTACACGGTCCAAGACTAAATCGTTACTCGCTTAATTGGGCAATGTATCTTGGCCATCATTGGTCTTATCGCCGTGAAATAGGCGAATCACAAATGGTTTACAATTATTATAGAGCGTTTACAGATTACATATGTAACTTTACATTTGGTCGCGGAGCATCTTTCCGCAGTCCAGCAGAAACAGAATCAGTAGTACCAGATATGTTAAAGAGAGTCTGGGAAGTAGATAATGATAAACATTCTGTTATGTGGGAGATGGGACAGCAAGGCGGAGTATCTGGCGATTGTTTTGTCAAAGTAGCTTACGAAGAAGCTTATCAAGACTCTATTGGTGCTATGCACGCAGGACGTGTACGTGTACTTCCTTTAAACTCTTCTTTTTGTTTCCCAGAGTTCCACCCGCATGATCGTTCACGTTTAATTCGTTTTAAGCTTAAGTACCGTTTTTGGGGTACTTCTATGGAAGGTACTCGTCAGGTCTACACCTACACAGAGATCTTGACTGATGACAGAATTGAAGAATATATTAACGATGAGCTAATTGACTCTCGTCCAAACCCTATTGGCGTAGTTCCAATCATTCACATTGCAAACGTATTGGTTTCTGGATCCCCTTGGGGCTTATCAGACTGCCACGATATTATTGTTCTAAACCGTAACTATAACGAAGTAGCAACAGATGTTGCAGACATCATTAACTACCATGCGGCACCAGTTACAGTTATCACAGGTGCTAAGGCCTCCTCCCTTGAAAAGGGACCTAAGAAGGTCTGGGGCGGGCTACCAAAAGACGCTCAAGTCTTTAACCTAGAAGGTGGCGGTCAAGGCCTTCAAGGAGCCATGGAGTACCTAAAGATAATCAAAACTGCAATGCACGAAATGGTTGGTGTTCCAGAGACAGCTCTTGGACAAGTACAACCAATTTCTAATACTTCAGGTGTTGCCCTTTCTATTCAGTACCAGCCATTGATGAATCGTTATCAACAGAAGATGATTCAATACGGCGAGGGAATGCAGCAGATCAATAGTCTTATTCTTCGCACACTTGCATTTAAAGAACCAGAGTTATTTATTTGGGACCAAGCTAAGAATGGACCTATAAAGAAGTTCCAACTTCCAGTATTAAATCTTGATGATCCTACTACCTACGAATCAACAGTACATTTTCCACCTCCACTCCCATTAGATAAGCTCATTGTATTAAATGAAATTCAGAGCAAAATGGCTATGGGTCTTGAGAGTCGTGAAGGAGCTTTACGTCAACTTGGCGAAGAGTTCCCAGATGAAAAGCTTGAGGAGATCCGTTCAGAGCTAATTGCTGACGCTAAAGCCGACGGAGCTCTCCAACTAGTAAGAAATCAAATTGCATCCTCTATTGCATCTTTAACCGGAATTCTTCCAGATGGAACCACACCTCCAGGACAAGATCCTGGACAGGGAGTTGGACCTGGACCTACCGGACAACCTGGGGTAATTTCCCCACTAGAAGAAGGAGTCTTGCAAGAACTGCAACAGACTCAAGTTGAACTTGTTACAGAGGCATACGGAACTAAGATTCCTCAAAAGAGGGTCCCAGATTCGGATAAGCCAGAATAACAAGTTTAGGCAGACAAACTAGTAATAGTTTGGAAGCCTATTACCACCTAATAATCCGCAGGTCATCGTGGCACTAAATCGGACAACGACCTCTTAAACCTAAGGAAAAAAAGCATGTCAGAAACAACAAATATCGTAGATTCACCTGAAGCACAGGCCGCTTTTCTAGCCGATGTTCCAGTAGCAACAGATACAGTAGCAACACCAGTAAGAGAGCAAGCCTTGACAGACAAGGCTTATAGCGAAGATGATCTAAAGCGTGTACGTGAGCAGGAAAAATCAAAGCTCTATCCGCAAATAGATTCACTAAAAGAAGAACTCAATGTGCTCAAGAAAGAGCGTGAAGAGCGTCTTGCCGAAGCAGCAACTCGTGCAGCAGAAGCAGAAGCAGAAGCTAAGAAAAAGGCTGAAGCAGATATGGATATTCGTCAGCTACTTGAAGCAAAAGAATTAGAGTGGGCTCAAAAGTTGGAAGTAGAACGCGGAGAACGCGAACGTGCTTTCACTCTTCTTGAGCGTGAGCGTCAATATGCGGAACTCACTGAGTATCGCACACGCCGCTTAGAAGATGAGCGTGATAACATCATGCCAGAGCTCGTAGATCTAATTTCAGGAAGTACTCCTGATGAGATCGAACAAAGTATTACAGGACTGAGAGAGAGATCTTCAAGAATCCTGGAATCGGCGCAGTCTGCAATGCAGAATGCCCGTAAAGAAATGACTGGGAGTCGTGTAACAGCGCCTCCATCCGGACCGATGGACACTAATATGGAGCAAAACTCGTTTACTGCGGAGCAGATTGCCGCAATGTCGGTTACCGAATACGCAAAATACCGAGGAAAGTTGCTGGGTAAATCCGCATCTGACCGAGGCAAGGGAATCTTCGGGTAAGAAGTTACCTAAGTAATTAAACAAACTAACTAAGGAGTAAAACCGACATGGCATCAGCCGTAACGGGTACCGGTAATTTAGCCGCGGCCCCAACAGCGTACTCTGGCTCCAATAGCCAGCTTACACAAGCAATTCAGACCATCTGGTCAAAGGAAATTCTTTTCCAGTCAATGCCTATTCTTCGCTTCGAACAGTTCGCTGTTAAGAAGACAGAACTAGGAGTTGCACCAGGTCTACAGATCAACTTTATGCGTTACAACAACCTCGGCTTCGCGGGTTCACTCGTCGAAGGCGTGCGTATGCAGACAAACGCACTAACAGCACAGCAATTCTCAATCACAGTTGCAGAGCATGGCTATGCAATTGCTGTTTCAGAGCTACTACTTAACGCATCATTTGATGACGTAATGGCTTCAGCCTCACGTCTTCTTGGTCGTAACATGGCTCTATACCTAGATGGTCAGGCACGTGACACACTCATGGCCGCATCTTCAGTTATTTACGGCTATGACCGCTCAGGTCTTACAGCTGCAAATGACTGGTACGGAACAGGTACCGCAGGTACTTCCCGTGCTTCTATGACTGGTGCATTCGACCTAACAACAGGAGTTGTTAAGGATGCAGTAGAGACACTTGCAACAAAGAACATCCCTCGTTTGGGTGAGACATATGTTGCATTCATCCACCCACACCAGAGCCGCAAGCTTCGTGACAACCCAGAGTTCATCGAAGTAACAAAGTACGCAGCTCCAGGTAACTTCATGCTAGGTGAGATTGGTCGTCTATACGACACAGTATTCATCGAAACAACACAGATCGAAAAGGTTGTTGGCGGAGCTGGCTCAGGCTACTCAGCTGACACTGCAGTTGCTGCAGGATCAATCGTTTACCCAACAGGTGGCGGTTACACATCCCCAGCAACAAAGACAGGTAATGGTAACAAGGATCGTTACAGCGCAATCTTCATTGGAGATAACGCATTCGGTCACGCAATCTCGCTTCCAGTAGAACTCCGCGATGGTGGTATTCTAGACTTCGGTCGTGAGCATGCGCTTGCTTGGTATGCAATTTACGGTCTTGGTCTAATCACAGATCAGTCTGTAGTTCTAGCAGAAACAAACTAATTTAACCCGTTAGGGGGCTGGGCCTAAAAATCCAGCCCCTCAACACAAACTTACAGGAGAATAATAATCGTGGCAAAAGCAAAAGTAACAGACGTCACTGGACGTCAACGCGAAGAGCAAGTTAAAGCTCACGCAGAAGAACTTGCACAACGTGCAGGTGAAATGTCAATGGCTACAGCAGTAGCTGCAGCTAAGCTAGAGACAGAGGTT